TTAAAAAGAGAAGAATCCAGGGCCTCAACGGCTCTTTTATTTAACCCTGATTGGTACACTTTTAACGTGCCATTTGGTACATCTTCAGTCCGGCATTGACAATCCAGCCCTTGCCGCAGACCTGAAATCTAAGATCATGGTCACCGAGCAGGCGAAAAGCGAATTCATCCTGGTTCCCGAAACGACTCTTCCAGACGGTACTGTCGTGTCAGCATTCCGTGTTGCGCGCTATCCGATGTCGAAAGGAGCATCTGGCACGCCGCTATCGGTTGCCGATAGCACGCCATGGGTTGATATCAACTATCACAATGCGCGCAAGGTTTGCGAAGACGCAGGTCTGAAGCTGATCCGTGAAACGCAAATGCTCGCGATTGCGTGGGATATCAGCCAACAAGACGCCAACTGGAGCGGCGGCAAGGTGGGTGAAGGCGACCTGTTTCGCGGCCTCCACAAGGATAGCGTCGACGAAGCGCAGCTAGGAAGCTATGAATCGGCAGATCCTGCCGAACGCAGCTGGCATGTTCTGTCTACCGGAGAGCTTATTTATCACTTCGCCGGCAACGTCTACACATGGGTTTTCGATGATGTCCAGGGCGACGAAGACGGCTTGATCAGCAAGCCATTTGCGACCGATTCCATTTCCATAACTACTCCACCCACCCCCTCAATGGAACAGGGCGCTGGATGGTATCCAGGCGCGGGTACGAATTGGTCCGGCCATGCGCTCGCTCGGGGCGGCTGCTGGAGCTCGGGCGTCTATGCCGGCGTGTTCCGTCTCGGCTACGTCTGGCCCGACAGCGAGGGCGGCATCATCGGCTTCCGCAGCACCATCTAGCTCGGGCCTCTGATCCCTGGTCCCTGGTCACTGCGTAGCGGTGACCAGGTAAAGAACAATAACAAGGAACTAGTCATGAAAGTAACGCAAGCACCCACCGCCGAAGAAGCATCGAAATACTCGATTTCATCGTTCAAGGGCATCGAAGTCGGACTTGGTCACACCGACAAGCTGTCGCTGATAGCGACCAAACTGGAGGAACAATATCCGTTGCACTTGATTTTCGTGCAAGCCGGACCATTCCTGCACGGCTATGATCGCACGGCCCATGTCCTCAGTACGCTAAAAAAATACAAATTGAAGCTGCTCGGCCCGAGCAACGATCCGCACCTACGCGTTGGCTTCCCAATCAGCAAATACAAAAGCCGACTCTGGTCAATGGCCGAGGAATTCAATACGCCCTACGTCGTCTCACTCGGATCAAACGAAGCCGGACGAGATGTCTACGTATCTGACTATGGCGCCAGCGATAACTCGCTGATGAGCGGCGTATCGCGAGGTATCGTCATGCAGGTTATCAACGACTTACGCCAACATAGGGAATTGAACACAGCCAGTGCCAAGGATCTGCTTGCAAATCCCGACACATCCGGTTTCAAACTGAAGATGCACGCCGAGGAGTTGGACGAACGCCTGATCATGGATCTAATCAAGATGCCCCGCGATATTCGGGTGACTTGGGGGGAGAACATCAGAGTTTGCATGGCAAGGATCATGCACGGCATCTATGCCTATGGACTGGAAAGCAACAAAGCCGGGCTGCTCAACCGAATCTCAGCCGATGTCGACTTGCTGAAACACTATCTGAGCCAGGCACCGCGTTTAAACAAACTCAAGTTTGCTTTCGAGCATCGAGTTTCTTTAGCCGTTGAACTTGGCCGACTGCTCGGCGGCGTCATGCGCGCAGCTAGGGAGGCGACATGATCAACGAAGGGGATTTTCTGGAAAGTCCAGCAATGCGCTCGCTCGGGGCGGCTACTGGAACTCGGACGTCAATGCCGGCGTGTTCAATCTCAACAACGACTGGCCCGACAACGAGAACGACATCATCGGCTTCCGCAGACCCAAAAGTTTCACGCTTAGAACAGCAGCATGCTGCTGTAAAGTCAACTATTTTTGGTCGAAAGTCTCCTGGGGACTCCCTAAAAGCACGGCATTATGCCAAGCCGGAAACCGTTGCGGGGCTTACGAGCGCCGCAACGGGATGCGGTCGGCTGTCGGCGTTCACGCGTTTGACCAGTCTGGATAACCTATTCCAATGCTGGCGTAACGCGAAAAAAAACAAATCGACGAATCCTCGTATTCAGCGATTTGGTGACGATCCGCTACGCTACCTAGTAATGATTCAGGATAGATTGCGCTCGCACACTTATGCCTTTGGCCCTTACAAGACCTTTACGGTTCAAGAGAAAAAATTCCGACACGTCGTCGATGCGCCAATGAAGGATCGCATTGTACATTGGATGCTGTATTCGTATCTCCTGCCGATCTGGCAGCCACGCTTCATCCATGACACGTTTGGCAACCTCCCTGGTCGCGGCACCCTTGCGGCAGTAAATCGTCTCTCACAGTTTTGCAGGGCTGAGGGCGCGACCTGGGTCCTGCAGATGGATATCTCAAAATATTTTTACTCGATCAATCACGCCCTGCTAAAGCAACGTGCTCTGCGCTTTATCGGCGATATCAGTCTACGAAACCTGATCACAGACTTGGTTGACTCATTCCAAACAGATCATCAGTTCGACGATCTATTTGCCGTTGATAGCATGTACCGGCGTACAGCCGCCAAGGGTATGCCGATTGGGAATCTATCCAGTCAGTTATTCGCCAATGTGTTCCTGAGTGACTTCGATCATTGGATCAAAGAAGATCTACGCATTAAGCACTACATCCGCTACGTCGACGACATCGTCATCCTTGGTCGAAATCGGGGCGAGTTGCTCGCGATCAGTGATCTCGTCGTGGCTAAGCTGGCCAAGGATGGATTAACGATCCACCCTTATAAAACTCGCTTGGCACCGACGACGGCCGGCATCCCATTCCTTGGTTACGTCGTTTGGCCGAATCATATTTCCGCTGGCACCTACGTGCGTCGCCGCTACCACTACCGGCTCCGGCAACATGAAAAAGAAGGTTACAACAGGATCGAATCCCTCAGATCCTATGCCGCCATGTTTTCCCATACAGGACTAACTAATCAAAAAAAAGAGGTGCAAACGTGAACGCAAAAATACATGAAACAACAGATGATCGAGTCCTCTGGCGCGAGGATCTTGAAACTAAATTCAAAGTTCATAGCGAAACAATCCGGCGCTGGTTGCGAAGCGGAAAACTTCCGTCGCCGGACGTAAACATCACTCGTTGCCGACAGGGTTGGAAAGTCTCAACACTGCGCGCTGCAGGCATTAACCTTGAGTAAGGCTGTCGAGCCAGTTACACCAGTCCTGCAGCATCTGTCGACGCTCAGGGAGATATTCGGCGCGGTTGTATGCCGCCCGAGTTTTATCTTCCGGAGCGTGGGCCAACTGCCTCTCGATGGCATCCTTGTTGTACCCTTTCTCGTTCGCCCAGGTACTTCCAATTGTCCGCCAGCCATGACCAGTCATCTTTCCCTTGTAACCGATCCGATGCAACAGGTATAAGATTGCGTTTTCGCTCATCGGACGGTCGTCTCGATGGTCAGCCGGGAACACATAGGCACTCCCCCTGGATCTCTTCTTCATTGTCTCCAGCAGCGCGATCATCTGGCTTGATAGCGGCACGATATGATCGCGCTTGCGTTTCATTTTTTCTTTTGGAATACGCCAAAGATCCCCATCTATTTCCTGCCACTCCATTTTACGAACCTCGACGGTCCTGCACCAGGTGTATGCCAATGCTCTGCAGGCCAGCACGCTCTGCAGCTCTCCTTCCAGCTTAATCCTCTGCAGGAGCGCAGGAACATCCTTCAGCTCGACAGATGCAAAGTGCTCAACATTGACCTTGCCGAACGCCTTCTCTGTGCGAATCAGCGCGGCGGGATTGATTTCCGCATGCGTATTCTCAACTGCCCAGTCGAAGACCTGAGCAACCCACATTCGAACCTTCCGTACATAGACATGGAGCCCTTTGGCATCCATGATTTGCAATTCAGCCAATAAGTCTTCGCGAGTGATACTGGATATTTCCCGTTTGCCGAGATTCGGCCCGAGATGCATTTCAATGCCGCGTAGGGCATTCGACCGATAGGCATCGGTCAGATCTTTGCGCCCCGACCAATATTTATCAGAGGCATCGCTCAGCGTCATGCTTGATTTGCGAATCCGTCTAGGCGTCATGGGATCCTTGCCCTCGACCAGGTTCTCCTTTGCCTCGTCACGCTTCTTGCGTGCCGCCACCAAGGTGATCGTGGGATAAGGCCCGAAACTCATTGTCTTAGGTTTGCCGTCGACGCGATACGCTAAGCGCCATACTTTCGCACCAGCGGTTGATATCCAAAGGTGTAGACCTCCACCATCGAACAGTTTAAAAGGCTTGTCAGCTGGCTTTGCGGCCCGACACTGGGCATCTGTCAGCGTGTTTGTAGGCATCCACATCCTCGACACATTTGCATGCCTACACGGATGCCTACACGTTGTAGGTGGTCAACCGTTGGAAGCAGCGTTTTATTGTTGGTAAGTGTGGGGAACAAAACCCACGGAGCCCTTATTTTACAAGGGTTTCCGTGGTTTCGTGTGGGCTACTAGGTGCTGCTGTGTGGCAATTCTGGCGGAGAGGGTGGGATTCGAACCCACGGTACGATTTAACGTACGCCTGATTTCGAGTCAGGTACATTCGACCACTCTGCCACCTCTCCGGTTAACTCAGTCGAATTTGCTACCCTGAAGCAGCAA